CTTAAACTTTTTCATAAAAACTATTGACATTCATTCTCATATAGAGTATAATATACTAGTAAAATGAAAAAAGGAAAGGAAAATATGACTAAATTTGATAAAGAGTTGTTCACTTGGGACGGTATGTATTTGATGTATCGTGGTGATTATGTTGGTTCTAAAACGATGGACGAAGTTCATCCTGACTGTCACCCTTCTTGGGTAGGTAAAGTAAAGCCTGCTTTTATTGCTAGGAACAAATATGGTTCCTTCCCTTACAAGTCATGGATTAACTGTTTGGTTGATAACTATACAGTTGAAGAATATTTAAAAGTTTCTGAGGAAACGTCACCAAGAGAAGCTGTTTGCGCTGTAGGATACTCTGGTAGGGGTAGATACTATAGCAAAAAAGTTGCTTAAAACTATTGACATTCTCTCATGAATAGTGTATAATTGTTGTATAAATTGGAAAAAGGAAATATATTATGTTAACTAAAAATGAAATCGCGAAAATCAACACTTTGTTCTCAAAGATGGAAGGTGGGGATTTTAAAACTGTTGCTTCTCTGTTCAAGCAACATCAAACTAACGTTGCTACTATGGCAACAGGAAACTTCTCGACAGGAGACTCTGTTTTCTTCATAAACAGGTCAGGAGAAAAAATCTCCGGTGTTGTTGAGAAAGTAATGCAAAAGAACATTAAGGTTTCGACTTCCCAAGGTATTTGGAGAGTCCCAGCCACCATGCTTAACGCATCATAGGTCGTTCTGACCACCTGCAGAGCCTGTCGTCTGATGGGCTTTGCTCTATATGAAGCCGCTATGGTGGAATTTGGTAGACACAAGAGACTTAAAATCTCTCGACTTCGGTCGTCCCGGTTCGAGTCCGGGTAGCGGTACCACTATTGACATATGAGTAAAACTTTGTTATAATATACACCATGAATATTTTTAGATTAAACGACGACCCAGTAATAGCAGCACAAGACCAATGCGATAAGCATGTGGTTAAGATGATAGTTGAATCTGCACAAATGTTATCAACTGCTCATCGTATGCTTGACGGAATAATGGAACGTAGGCCGTCAAAATCTGGTCGTGTCATGGTACAATATTTTTATTTAGAAGATGAACGTGAAGATATCTTATACAAAGCCGTTCACTTCAATCATCCTTCAACCGTATGGACAAGAGAATGCAGTGCAAACTATAATTGGCATTATGACCACTTTGTTGCACTCTGCGACGAATACACCTATAGGTATGGCAAGGTTCATGGAACCGACATAAAGCTGAGAGAGTACTTAAAGACTCCACCTAAAAACATTAAGAAACGGTTAACCGAAACACCATTCAAACTCGCAATGAAGGCAAATCCTGAATGCATGTTTGAAGACCCAGTGAAATCATATCGAGCCTTTTATCATACAAAGCAAGATCGTTTTAGTATGATTTGGACAAAACGTGATATCCCTGAATGGTGGAACGGAACAGCAGTTGCGTAAATTATAATTAATTAATGTATAAATAGGTTTAGGAGTCTATATGGAAAAGTTAGCAGAGCAATTACTCGAAGATGCACAAAAGAGGTTTATTCAAAAAGATGACCTTCTAATCGCATGCCTTGAAACTATGACTGAGGACCAGTTGTATGAAATGGCAATCAAGAATGAATTCATTAAAACGAAAGTTGAAGAAGACGATTATATTGTATTGGAACGTAATGAAGAAATGACTACTCCAGAAAAAATCATCGACGCAGTCCTAGCAAGATACGGAGAATAACATCATGGAACAATGGATGTTTTGGACCACTGCAGTAATTTTTACTGTCATTGGTTATTTTATGGGAATGAGAGAACCACCTTCATTCAACCAATCTAAAAGAATTACTCAAGAGACTATTGATACATTAATTGAAATGGGTTATCTTAAAACTAAAGGTCTTGGAGAAGATACCGAATTAGTCAAATGGCACGAGGAAATTTAAAATGGAAATCTCAGCATCGTACCCTACAACCTACCCAAACTATTTTCCAAAAGTTGAATACGATACTCGTGTAGTTAAATCAACTGTTCGCATAAATGGAAACGAACAAGCAGAAACCATTTATACATATGATAAACACGGAATGTTAATTTCGTCAGTAATCAACGCAAAAACTATTGCCGAAGTATGATAACAGATTTCACATTATTTAATGTTCACATTGTAAATACACAGACAATGGAATATATTGACCAAGGTATTATGAGGGCAAAACACGCAATGGATCTTGTAAAAAAGATGGATGCTCAAGGAGTACCTTGCGTTGTTGAGGCAATTGATTCCCATTTGGATTACGATGCCGCTAGTTTTATGGAATATATGTACTCTAAAAATAATTAAGTTTTTTTCATAAAAACTATTGACATCATAATGAAACTATAGTATAATAGTTGTATATTGAGGGAAAGGCCCCACCGCGAAAGAGAAAATAGAATTCGCGATTCTATGATCCGGTGAGTAGATACCTTGAGTCGAGAAGAGGACTTTATCAATCCAAAGGCTCATAACAATAGGTCAAATAACCAGCCTCAGGTTCGCCTGAGACCGAGGAATCGGTTAAACACATGGTTAAATTGCGAATCAATAGAGCGGGTGGGAAACCCTGTCCGAGCATGAAGAAACGCTCGATGCTATAGTCGGCTAGGAGCCGCGTACTGAGAACGAGATAGGTTTAGGTCGCAACCTAAACAACACAGAACGGCAGTTCAGGATCTTTCTTCTTTAGGTATAGGAGTAGTTTGCTACTCTCGAGACTGAAGTTAACAAGTATCAGGTAAATCCGAGACAGGTACCCGCGAATTTCTAAGTTTTTTAGATTGGAATATTACGATTAACAATTCCACATTATTTAACGAATTGCGTTAACACAATATTTCCAATCACTAAGGTAGTTTGAAATCCCTGAGTAGTCATCAGGTCCTTTAGAAAGGCAGTAAGACCAAATGACGATTGTGACACTGAAGTTCAATACCTAGGCGGATCTTGTCATACCTTTGATAGGCGTATATGGAAGGTCCGCCGTTTTTTTATTCGGCCCGTTCGTCTAGTGGTTAGGACACATGGTTTTCATCCATGCAACAGGAGTTCGATTCTCCTACGGGCTACCAGATTATGAAAGAGATGATACAATTAATAAGAGAAATCGTTTGGTGCTTTACGGCAATTACAATATTAGCAATGTTAATACTTTGGTGGGAAGGAGCTTTCACTAAAGGTTGCTTAAATTTATTATGGACAGCAATGGTATGAAAAGAATAACAGAATGGTTAGATATTTGTAAAATACATTGGAAGGAAATATTTGCCTTATCTTTTATACTTCATTTCTTTATTGATATCTTTGTATTCTGGCTTGGATTTGTTGTAGGTAGGTATTTGTGAAAAAAGAAACTAAACGTATTCATAAAGAAACAGCAACTCAAATCGCAACTGGGTTAGCAATCAATTACCCTCTAAACCTTTTCCTATTGTATATCTATATAGAAAAGTTTGGTATAACAGAACCTGTCATACTGGGCACTCTAGTGACCGCTGTAATGACGATCGTAGCATACACTCGTATATTCCTATTACGATCTTATTTCTCTAAAAAATATAAGTAAAAAAAAGAAGGACCCATTACTGAGTCCTTCTCAATGATTCCGAGGAATCTCTTGTGGTTAGTTGACCTAACTCTTGTTATTAACTCGTTCTTAGAATAAGTTAGAAATTGTAACTTTTCTGTAGTACTTGTTAACGTCAGCAGTAAGTGCTCCAAGACCTTGGCTAGATACGTCACCTTGTGCGAATGGGTTAGCAACCATTCCGTAACGTGTCTTGAATCCAATTTTTGGTTGGAAGCTGTTCTCACCAACCGCACGAACCATTTGTAAAGGTACGTATGGGCAGTAGAATAAACCTGCATCAAATGCAGATGAACCCTTATAACCAACTACTAAGTAGTTAGCGCCTGCGAATGGGTCAACATATACTCTGAAACGTCCGTTAAGAACACCAGCAAAAGTATTGCCTGTGTCATCAACTTCAAGAGAGTTAGAATTAAGAGCAGGTGTGTAATCCAATACACCAGCCATTTGTAAAGCAGAGGCTACGTCAGAAGAACAAATAACAACGTTACCTTTTCCTCTTCTTGTTCCTTTAGCAATTGCGTTAGCTTCTTGCTCGATTTGGAACATTAAACCTTTGAACTTCTCAACAGACCATCTACCGTTTGCATCAACGTCTAAGTCGAATGTACCCGGTGTAGCAGCGCCAGCAGCACCAGCAACAGCAGTATCATAAATTGTTCTAATAACTTCACGGTTGATTTCTGTTAAGATTTCAGTTTGAAGAATATTAGCTAATTCAGTTTCTGCGTCTAGGCCGTGAACAGCTTTAAGATCCTGAGCAAGCTCAGTTGTGTATTCTGCTTTTAAAGCACGAGTCTTAGCAGCAACAGTTACTTTCTCGATAGAGAATGCCATTTCTGCATAGTTAGTACCATTACCGTCGCCTAAGGCTTCAGCAGCTGCAGTAGTCATACCAGTACCAGTTGTGACAGCGCCACCAGGTAAAGTATTTGCGTGAGTACCTGCACCAGCAAAGTCTGTATCAGCTTCGTTGTACATTGCTTCTGCACCACCTTGTGAACCATATCTTGCACGCATTGCGAAGATAAGACCTGTAGGACCAGTCATAGGCTGAACACCACAGATATCGTATGCGATTAAGTTAGGAACAGCACGTCTTACCAATGAGATAAGAATTGGATCATAACCTGCACCAGGACCTGCAGCAGCAGAACCACCTGTAAATCCACCGGTTGTACCGACGTCATTAGTAGGTGCTTCAGAAAGCAAGCTAGTCATGTTAGCAGATAAGTCACCAGTTTCAGCTAGTGCTTTTTCTGTGTTCTCAAGAATTGTAGCAGTAACTGCTTTTCTGTGAGAATCTTGAATAGGTGAAAAAGATTCGTGCGCTAAAATTGGCTCCCACTTTTCCACTAGTCTTGTATAATTATCCATTTTGGATCTCCTTTAATTAAAAAATTTAATTTTAAAACCAAAAATTAATTATTCTACTTCTTAGTGTTGAAAGCTTCAACTAAAGCGTTAATAGAAGAGTAATCAGAAGCTGGTTTAATTTCTTCCTGTTCTTCTAGAATAATTTCGTCGTTTTCCTCTTGAACGTCATGTGATTCCACAATCGGCTTGTCAGAGAAGAATGACTCCTTAATTACTTGAAGATTTTCTGCGTATGCATCAAGATCTTCAATATCAAGCTTTTCAGACAATACTTTCAATCTCTCTACCTGATTCTCAGATAAACCTTCTGAAAGTTCGTCAAATTTTTGTCCTGCTTTGAAAGTTTGAATTTCTTTCTGTAATTCAATGTTCTCATTTACGAGATCATTTGCCTTACCTTCCAATTCAGAAACAGTTGTCTCTAAGTTTGCTACAACGTCAACTGATTCTTCATCAACTGATACGTTGTGCTCTACGAACAAGTTCTTAAGACCTGACATTAATGATTCTGCCATTTCAACCTTAATTCCAGATTCAATAGCAATTTCATTCTCAGACATCCACTCAGATACAACGTAGTCTAAATACTTATCAACGTTTGTAGTAATAGTTTCTAATTTCTCAGATACTGCTTCTTCCAACGCTTCGTCTAAAGACTTAGTTAATTCTTCGCGAATTTCTTCAGTTCTTTTGTTTACTTCTTCGTTTAATGCGGCTTCAAATACAAGACTAATCTTGCCTTTGAATTCTTCAGATAAATCTTCGCCTTCGATAATTGACTCAATTGAGGATTCTACTACAACCTCTTCTTCCACTGTTTCAACTTCAGCTTCAACTTCAGTTTCTTCAGCAGTAGGAACAGGCTTACCTGCATCTTTTTGGCCAGGAATTACTTTCTTACCATCAGCAGCGCCTTTAGGCTCGTCAGTAGTAGTCTTCTTCAACTTGTCCTTTTTGCCTTCACCACCCTCAGGTGCTACAGGCTCAGGTACTTCTGAGACTCCATCATCGGCAACGAATTTTTCTTCTATGTTTGCCATTATTTTTCTCCTTTAAATTTGTTATAATTTACAAATATCTTTTATAATAAACTTGACTGTTTTTATTTATAAAAATTTAGTTTCTCAAAGTGCGGATAAATGTTTCAAACATTCTTGTTGCCGCAGCTTCATCAATAGTCCTTACTACTCTGTTTACTTTTTTCTCCACTTCTTCTTGGATATTTTCGATAGCCTGTTGGGCTCTCCAATTACCAGAAGCAATGTCGTAGTAATATTCTACATTCTCCATGATACCATTTACGAATGCATTTGGTGCTGAAGGGTCAGTGACAATATCAACAGTAGCGAGGTGGAAATCCTTTTGTACTTCCATTACTCCGTCTCTACCTGCCTTGACCGAACCAAGACCTCGAGTTGAAACTCCGATCTTTACTCCTTCGTCTAATAGGCTCTTAACAATTTCACCCATTGGTGTGGAAAGAATTTTTGCCTTTCCATAGAAATCGTTTCCATCGCGTCTCATATCAGTAATCAAATGAGAGACACGATCCCCGTTGATTTGTGGACCATCAGGGTGTCCTAGTTCTCCAAGAGCACGTTTAGTTTCGATGAAATCTTTTTGATATCTTTTCATCTCACCTTCTAACGTTGCGCTTGGATAAATTCTGCCATTGCGATTTTTAATATCGCCTTGCATGAAAATTCCTTCGATGAAATAATTCTTCTTGCCGTCTTCCTTGGCTTCTGTAATTACTTCAACTGAATCATCTCTGTATTCTGAAATTAAGTTCATATTTCTTTCCTCAAAAACTATTTATATGTTTGTTTTAGCAAACTCGAGGATTTCGTTATAACCTGCTTCGTCAGCAACGAATACGTTATACATTTCCTCTTTGTTAGTTTCGTTTAATTCGTCAAACATTTTATTTAGAATATCTGCATCTTCTTCTGAAATTTCAATTACTTCTTTATTTTGTAATTGAAATTCACCTGCTTCAATTCCTTCATAAGACATCTTGAGGCTATAACCTGCTGATAAAGGTTTGCCATTCACCATTTGGTCTCCTTTACTATAAGCATATAGAGACTTAACATTTGAGAATACTTCTGCTAATTTATTTTGCCACCATTCCTCTGGATCTTGTCCTTCCATTTTGAGGTATGATTGTATTTCTTCTGACGCATAACATATGAAATGTAATTGCTTAAGCATCATAGGAATTTCTTGTTGGGGACTTTCAAGCAATTCTTCCTCGGTTGATACTTTTGCTAACATTTCTTTAAATGTCATTGATAGCGTTTTACCATTAGAATCTTTAATGGTAACAGATGTAGGACCTGCTTTAGGCTTGTCCTCACCTTTTAAAACTTTTTTCTTTTGTACTTCAGGTTCGATAGTTTTACCGGAATCAGTCTCAGGAGCATCTTCTTCCTTTTTCTTTCCAGGCTTTTTCTCTGCATTTAATTTGCTACCTGAACAACCACCTTCCTCAATACCTTCAATCTTATTACCGCAGCAAGAACAATCTTTACCGATTTCTTCAACCTTATGTTCTCCACCACAGTGTTCACAAGATTCGTCGCAACCGCAAGAAGCCTTTAATTCTTCTTCCATTGATTCGTCATCTTTCTTTTCGTCTTCTTTTTTCTTGTTAACACCTAAGATTTCAGTAATTGATTTCTTTTCCTCAGCAACCTGTTTACCTGCACCTGCTCTTCCTGGTAATGTTTGAGCAACTTTAGTTTTGTATGCTAAGTCGTAACTTGAATCGCCTTCTTGGTCAGCAGATCGCTTACCATTTACCATTCCTGGTATCTCACCTGTAAAAACGTGGTCAGGAGCAACTGGGTGTTTAATTACCTCAATCGTATGTTGGTCCTTAAAGCGTCTTTCTTCAGGTGCCTTAGGTTGGGCAACTTCTGAAACGAGATCTTTAAATTTTTTCATGTTTAGTCCCTAATTTATTTGTATATTACCTTTATTTATATTATTAGAACCCATCGTCCTCTTGGTGTCCACCTTGAGCCTTTTCATCAGCAATCTGGTCTTCCATATCCTGCGCATCTTGTTCAGACATCTGCAAGATATTTGATGTGATCCACTGATGAGAGAAATACTTTCCTGTATAATCTGATATATCTCTCAATGTGTTCAATCTTTCTCTCAGTATTTCAGCTTCTTTTAACTCCTCAAAATAATTATCTTTAACGAAATCATAACGAATATCATTACGTATTTCATTAAATTCTTCAGGTGTTAAAATACCTTTTAATACTAACTGCTTCTCAAGAACCATATTAAATATCCATGAAAAGCGAGTACGAATCCTTCTAATAAATTTACCAAACTTCAATTCATCACGAGTAATTTCAGATGTTCTTCCAAACGTTGCCATTGCTTCTGGTTCTAAACGAGTTAAGGGTACCTTCAACGCCTTATATAATTTACGTTGAAAATACTCTAAGTTTTCGTTACCACTCAATCCTGGTGCATTACCTCCTGCGAGGGTATCAACTTCAGTTGACCTTTCTCCACCACGACGAGGGAACCAAAAGTCCTCAGTCATTGTCAGCATCTTACGAGAATCGGTAATCTGTCCCGTATCTGAGTTATACTGTAATTTATTTTTATGGCGAGCCATCATATCTCTCAAATACTGCTCTGCCTTGTTCTTAGGTAAATTACCTACATCAATATAAAATATCCTTCTTTCTGGTGCTCTTGTTAATGTATAAATTACAACAGCATCCTCCAACATTCTAAGCTGATTTAAAGCTTTACCTGCTGGATGTAAATGAGATAATACTAAACTATTATTCTCATTCATCAATCCCGAAGTGACACGAGCAATCGCATCCTTCGCAATTTTGATTCCTGAAGTACTACTTGCTGGAGTAGTTGCTCCACCTGTACTTGTATTTTGAAAGCCAGTTTCTGAATACATATAATACTCATTCTTAACTTTCTTAACAGGTATTCCTGAATGTTTGTCTTTTTGTTTTTTGTCAACTTCGCGAATTAATTTTAATTTACGAGGGTCAACATAACGTAATTCAACAACACCTTTCTTTACATCTTCAGGGTCGATAATAATATGATAGTTTAATCTTCCATCTACATAGAATTTATTAAACATATCATATGCATTGTTTGTAAAATCGAACAATGCAAGTATCTTATCAAACTCTTGTCCAATAGTCTTCTTTACTTTATCTGATAAATCCGTTTCTCCTAATGAGATATCAACAACTCTATCATTTGTATCAACACTAATTGCTTCATTCACAATGTCATCAATTGCCTGAGAAACCTCAGGCTGCATTGCCATGTGACGATATCTTGTAATTAATTCCGATTCCGTTTTAGCGGAACCTTCCATATCCAATATCGTATTATAAAAACCACCGAGCGCATTACCAACCGTAATCGCTCCATCATCATTAGAGGGTTCGGCAAACGAGACCGGTAAAGTGGTCTCCTCCTCTGCCCTCTTTATATCAAAGCCAAAAATTTTCAAAATATCACCTATTTAATTATGTAGTTGGAATACCAGTATTTCCTTCAACTGTCCACATATCGTAGTCGAAGTCAACTGTAAATTCCTGTATAGCATCAGCGCCATCCCAAGTCATAGCCATTGTACTGACTGATGTTGGGAATAACCCTTCAAACTTATATGATCTTAACGGATCTCCATTTTTACTGTAGTGTGTAATCAATGCATCAGTTTTATAATCCTGAGGCAAACCTGAAACATTACCCTCGTGTGAATTAATTGCATTCATCCAAGCTTCCATTGAGTTTCTGATTTGATAATCCTCATCATTAATAACTGTCACCTGCCAAGTGGCAAAGGTTCTTGTTCCTGCGTATGCAATCGTTCTTCCAAAATAAGTTGTTTTAAATGAACTTATGTCTGAAGAAGGAATGTTTGCTGCTTTAACCATAAATGGAACTTTAAAATCAGCAACTGGGTCAACAGGGTTGAGAATTTGCACTTGGAAAAGGTTAGCACGAGCGCCACCGCCAGTTAACTGGGATTTGAACTCATTAATATTAAATGCCATTCTTATTCTCCTTTATTAAAAATTATTTATTATGTTAGTGACCCAACAATTTCATCAAACTCAACTCCGCTTCTTGTTGCTACGAAGGTCAATTCAATTACATTGATTGAACGTGCAGGCTTAATAAAGATATTAGCTCTGAACTTACCTTGGTCAACAATTGACGGTGTATTTACTGTAGAATCAGAAACTACTCTGAAATCAACAATACCTCTCTTTCCTTGAATATCTCTCAAGAAAGGTTCAACGATTCCTTTGAATTGTGCTTGAGTAAACTCATCGTTCAATTCAAATAAGAATGATTCAGCAGCATTGGCAATTGCCTTTTCAACTGCGATGAATAATCTTCTAACGTTGATACTATCAAATGCACTGTTAGCACCTAATCCTGTCTTATCACCGAATAGAACAATTCCTCGTCCTACTTGTGCCATGACTGGGTTAACGTTTGCACTGTATAGTTGGTCTCTTTGAGCTTTATTAGGATTGAAAGCAAGTTTAACAACATTCTTGATTACACCCTTACGGAAACCGGCAGGAGATTCAAAAGGTTCAACTCTTGAAGAAAGACCTGCGATATCACCATTAAGTGGAGTATATCTATATACATCGTTGTATCTGTCGTATCTATACTTATAACCTGAATCCATTACATAGTAAGAAGAACTTGGTAATCCGTTCTTAAATGCAATAATATTTGCTAATTTTGCTTCAGTTTTACTTTCATCAACAACATCAGATTTAGCAGGCGAAACAAACGCAACTGCATCTTTTCTGTAATCGGCAATATTTGAAATCAGATATGTGGCAAGATTACCATTGTCATCAGATTTACCACCTAACACAAACGATACATCAATTTCATTTGAAGATTTGAATAAATCGTATGCTGGTGCAAGGTCAGCCAATGTTGCTGCAGTTTCTGTTCTACCGTCTACACCATTTGCTAATACTTCATATTCAGAAGTTTGAGCCTCGAAGTGAGCGGTGTTGGCAACTTTAACCCAAGAAGATTCTTGGTCAATTACATCTTTATAGTAATTTGTTTTGCCATTTGATAGTTTAGCGGATTGAGTAGTAGATACATCAGAATAAACTTCTAAGATTGAATCTGCCTCTCCAGTAATTCCGCCGTCATTATCAATAACTGCGATGTGATAGTTTCCTGTACTTGGAGCTCTTCCAAATACACCTGAATATCCCCATTTCTTAGTGATGCTTAATTTATTTAAATCAGTCTCTGCTAATCTATAAGCTTGTCCTAATGAAACGGTATATGCGTATGAAGTAGTTAATGAAGTATTTGCTGTCTCATCGCCAACTGCATCCCTTGCTTCTTCTGTAATAGCGGAAACTGGGATTGATTGATAACCAACTGAATCGTTACCTACGACAAATAAATCGCCAGCATCTACGGTTGTTGTATCAATTCTGTTAGCAGGTGCAACTTCAAACACCATTGAAGTACTGTTAAATGAAATTGTTTGTTCAGTAGCAAGTATAGCACTGTTGGCACCTGTAATCCTTGTAGCAGGAATATCGCCAACTGCTTGTAAAGCACTTTCAAAATTTGCGTCATCAACATAAGCAATTTCTAATGAATTACCTAATGCTCCAGGATATAATGCATCAAATGCACCAAATGTATGGAGTTGAGTATTTGCACTTGAAGTATCAGATGCAGAAGCAGCTACAGCGCCGTTATCTGCACGAGAAACCCATAATGCGTTTGCATATGAAAGATAATCTGCTGCGACAAAGAATGTTTCGTAGTTATCATCGGTTGGTTCACCGAAACGTTGAACTAATTCATTCTCTGAAGAAACAAGTACTGCTTCACCTACAGGACCCCATCTAAAAACACCAGCTACTGCTGCAGGCGGTGTTGCGATGGCAGGAACCGATGCTGATGCGTCCACCTCTCGAACAATTACGGAAGGACTTACGGAAAAAGCCATATTATTCTCCTTTAATATTATCTATTTAAACCTATTTACTTATTTATAGTTATCACAGTTTTATTTATAATAATTCCATTTTTATATTTCAAAAGTTCTTTCGGGTCTGTATTCAATCCATCCATGCTCATCAGGCTGTGGATCTCCAGTATCTATAAAACCGAAAGGAAGTAATTCTGAGTCAAGTTGTTCTTCTGTTTTTTCTTTTAAAGCTGCTAAAGTATTAATGTCTGTTAACTCTCTAAAGAATCTTTGGTCTGATAACCACGCAAATAAAACTAAGTTCATTACGAGATCATCATTCCAGCCAGATTCAGCTTCATAAGAATTACCTTTTTTACTAAATCGTGATAACTCCTGTATTGTATTATAATCTTGTACTATTAACTGATTTTGTTCAATTAATAGCTTCAAAATAGAACAACCTTTTGACTTTACTTGTCTTGTTGTTCTAATTCCATGATCTGCTCGCTTCCCTCCAAAACCACTTGAAACTTGTTTCCCGGCTCGGCCGGCGTTTTCAGTGAAGAGAAGATTCTCATAGCCGTAGTCCATTAAGAGTACATCAGAAACCTGCTCACCGATGTCATTGATTTCTACTAAGACTGCACTCTCATTATACATCAGCCCTATTCTATATATAACCGATGCAAAGTCTACTGGACTTATTGTATTATCTTGGAAACAACATACTTGCTTATAAGGCATTTCTGTCACATCCATCATTGTAAATGTTGAATAGTCGAGACCTTTACCTCTCGATACATCAACCGTCATAACATATGAGTGACCTGGTATTGCTTTTTCATATTGCACAATACCTTCACTTTCATTAATGGCAATTGACGGAGCAAGTTCTTTGAGTTTGGCTCCACTTATTAGAGTACCTGAACTGCCTAAGAACTGACAACAATATTCCTGCTCAAACTTTTCTTGGTCAAAATCCAACGCTTCTAACGTTTCATCTTTCCATTGTTCGTCTCTACCAGGAACGTCATACCACATAACCTCAACATATTCATAACCGTTTGTTCCTTCTTTGGCACCTTTACAAGTTTTCCAAAAATGGTTCAATCCGTTTGGTGTTGAAGTCATCAATAATTTTGTACTTTGACCTGATGAAATTGTTGGATATACTGAAGCAAAGAATTCATCAAATCCTTCAATAAATGCAACCTCATCAAGATATAGGAACGAAATAGATTTACCACGAATTGCTGAACTTGTTGTTGTTCCTGCGTAAATCTTACATCCGTTCTCTAATGTTATATTACCTTTATTCCATTCTTCAATACCTTGCTGCATCCATTTAGGTAAAGCTTCATAAGCAAGTTGTATTCTTCCAAGTACTTCTCTTGCTGCATCACCTTTGTTTGCCAATATCGCAACGGTCTTAAATTCATTAAATAAAATATAATGTAATATAACTGCAGTTGCTGTTGTAGTCTTTCCGCTCTGTCTTGCGGTTAATACAGCAACTCTTCTACTTTTTGTAATCTTTTCTGTAATTTCTTTCTGATAATCATACATGTCCAAATTGACTAAACCTTTATCAACATGAACAATCTTAATATAATTCTCAGCAAAATAAACTGGATCCTCGGCACACTTCATATACTCCTTAAGCATTTCAGGAGTGAACTCAATTTGTTCTCCTACCTTTTTGAGATATGAATTACCTAAGTATCCGCGGTCTATCATTCGTTATTATCGCCTTTAATCATCTTTAATAAATCGGCGGTTGATACAATTAAGTTATTATTCGTAACCTGTGTGGAAGGACCTGCCTCTTCTTCTTTCGCATATCTTTTCTTTGTTGACATTTCAACATAATCTTTGTTTGCATCAAGTAATGTTTTCATTAATGTAGATACAACTTCAAATGCTCGAGGAGATTCAGATTGTTTCGCAATTGATGTCATTTCTTTAACTGCATCATCACCAAGATTAATAATATTCTCAATGTTTTGTTTTGCTAATTCAATATCTTTTAAATTTTCTTCGGCTTCTTTACTTATAACAGCAGGAACTTGAGCTACACTTTCTTGCGGTAGATTCTTAACTGAATCTACACTTTCTTCAGCTTCGTCGTTTGTTGTGAAAGCATTCGCAGGTAAGTCAGGAAGTTTATCTGGATTTAATCTATCCAACGCTTCTTGTCTTTCAGCTTCAACTTCTTCGAGAGGTCTCATATTTAATGCTTGTGCTATTTTATCATCTTTCATAATACTATTTATCCTTCCTCAGTCATCTTCCAATCGCCATCTTTATTTACCCAAGCACAAGATTTTCTTAAAGCTGATGTACTAAATCGGTGATCTCTTTTATTAAAAAATAGTTCAATACTTTTCTTTTGACAAACATCCTTTCCTGTAAATTCTTTATTACGATATTCTTCGCCTAGAATACGAACATCAATACGATATAATTCTAATATATCAATTAAGTCTCGTTCTGTTTTATAAGGAATGATTTCATCAACATAACTTATTGCTTTCAATTGAGTATATCTTTCAACGATAGTTTGAATAGGAGGGTTCTTTTCTTTCGGTCGGTCAATAGAAGGATCCATTTGTAATCCTACCATTAAATAATCGCACTGTTCTTTTGCGTCTCTTAGCATTTGAACGTGTCCTGCATGAAGTAGGTCAAAGCTACTACAAGTAAATCCAATTTTCATAATATTGTATTCCTAAAATTTAACTGGGTTCAGTGTCTGATATCTGTTCGACGTAATCCCAGTTGTCATCAAATTCAATTAAACTATAATCAACTGTTTGTGTTATATCTGTTGTTGGTTCGTTGTTTGCTGTCATACCAGGTTGAATAGTTTGGAACTCCTCAAACGCAGTATTCGCAAGAGTATCAGTTGCATACCTTGTATCAATAAACCTAATTGTATTCTTATCCTTCTCAGGACCGAAGAACCAACCTTTCATTGTAAAGTTTAGTGTATATACGATACTTCTTCTTGTCGTGAAGGCATCTTCATAAACATCTTCACTACTTACACTCGATAAAATTAAAGGTATATCCATCGGCTCCAATCCATCAATCAATCTTACTGTGCTTGTAAATTCTGGATTGAAGAAAGGTAAAATTTGTTCTAATAATTTAACAGCATCTTCATTATACTTTGCCATAATGTATAAGCTGAATCCCATATTATATGGAGTACCTGAATATACAAATCTGCGATTTCCGTTTGCTTCATCAACTGCAGTCTTTCTTAATTTTCTTGTCGGGGCAACTTTTCTTTCAGCATCGTATTCAAAACTTGTAAGCTCAAATGCCATACGAGGTAATGTCATCGCATAAGGTTGACCTGCTGCTACATTTCCTTCTGCATCCAAACTTGCTCCACCTAATATGGCAGGGTCTTGGTCAAGTCTTACTAAAATCTTTTGATATGGACCATAAGAGATAGGTACAACCTGCCTCTGATTGAGTGTCCCATCAGTACTTGTTCTTCTAACTTCTAACTGATTAAAATATGTACCAAATAAGGCAACATATTTACGAATCGTTGAATTGTAAAAATAATTTGCTATTGCCATTAGGTATCACTTATTTGTATATTTTCACTAAACGGATCCACTTCTGAGAAATCAATAATACTATCAGCTTCTAATTCAAAGTTGAGATTTCCTGCGTTGTCATCAGTAGATGCGAGTGCGGTTAATGTTGCGTTGTTTGCATCAATAACGATATCAGTATTATATGCTTTAAAGTAATCATCAATCTCAGACCTTCCTGTATTGAATCTCTGATTACTGTATTCAATTAATTCGCAAGTCATATCAAATACTTGTGTCTTGCCCATTTGATAGAATACGCTTTCGTGTTCAACAAACTTAATTTCAAAAATCTTTTCGTTGAGAGGGAAATAAATTAAATCACCTTCTCGTGGTCGAATAAGTTCAACAACTTCTCGAGTCACATGTCTTTCAAAAGTTCTGTTAGCAACTGTAAGAGTTAATTGGTCTCGGATTTGTAAACCAAACTTGGATAGGAAATCGCCTTCACCTTCAAACCCTTCATTATTTTTAACATAAGCTTCAAATTCAAATGTTTCGTTATATTCAGGAAAGTCATCTTCGTTAAAGATCTTATCACGACCTTTAATTGCTCTACTGATATAAATGACATCAACACCATACTGCTTGATAGATTCAATAACTAAATCATCAATAAGTTCTTGCTCTGAGAATCTTGAGTAATTGTTGAAGAATACGTTAGTTGCCATTTACTTATCCAATATAGTTATAACTGAGAGGTTGTAAATTCTGCACTGCTTCTTCTTCCATTAATCTCCTCTCTTCCTTTGCATCGGAAAGTATTTGTTCTCCGTTAAATGATACGCCGCCTACAAGTTGCATACCTGTAAACTTAGTTAAATTTGAACCCCATTGTTCTTTGACTAAACAACTTGCATAATTCTGAAGCCAACGGTCACCCCAAACATCTGCATAAGTAGATGGGTCAATTACATCATATGCTTCAATAATAATGTATTCGCCAACAACGAGTAAACCTGGGTCTGTGTCAAGATATAATCTATTCACATGTTTATTATAACGAACCATTGGTTTACCTACAAGCATCTCTTGTAAGAATTCCAAATGAGACATGGACATATAATAGTTTGTAATATTATATCCTGTGATGTCTTCAAGATTATTTAAGACGAATTGGTATTGAACATTAAAGATACCTGAACCAGTAGAAATACTTGACTGCATATTAAAGATACCTGAAATACCAAGTAATCCTGCTGGTAAATCAATGTATCCGTTATCTTTGTTTTCTTGTGTGATTTGATGTTTTAAATAAACAAGCTGACTTCCATTGTAATGATAATCTCTCCAGTAATCTACAGCTTCATCAATACGATCATCTATCTGTTCGTCTGACACATTGATGTCAATGACAGGTGCTCCTAACTTACGGAGTACCCAATCTTTGAATTCTTGTCTTGTTGTAGGTTGTGCCATTTTATTTTACTCTTTTTATTATTTATCTTTAGTACGAAGCGCTAGCATACGCAGCAACACTAAGCTCAGCCTTATATAGTAATGTATCGTTATAACTCCCAATTGCTTTTACCCAACATTCAATTGTATGTACTGTCCACTTTCTTGAATCATTAGTTCCACCTGCTGAAGCAGAAGCATCATTGTTAATATTTACTTTTATTCCAACGCTATCGTTCGGTACATCAATTCCTGACTGACCACCAATATTATGTAAACTAAACCAAGTATCATTTGTGTAAGTACCTAATGATTGAGGAGCACCTGATGATGCACCATTGTAATGATATTCTTGCATTGAAAGCGAATGGGCCCCATTACCAACTGTTTGAATAGTTGACATACTATGTTTAATTTTTATTTGGTCAGCAGGACCAGGATAAGATTGTCCTGATATAGCAGAATCGTTAAAGTAGTGTATTTTACTTCCAGTAGCTCCGTGAGCCTGAGCAACACCAGCAGTTGTGATAGAATCAAAATCTGTAGTTGTAGTATCACCGCTTGCGCTACTACCATCATTGGTTGTCATAACTGTTAAACCGCCACCAATAGTATCATAGAAAAAATCAAAGTCAACGTTAACGTCAACTGAGCTCACAGTGTCTTGTCTAAATGCAAAGTAATCTACATCTACTGTTGTAGATGGGGCTTGTCTGTGATAAACATTTCCTGCTGGGTAATCGTTTCCTCCAACTCCACCTGAGCCTGCAGTATTTTGACCACCTGCGATTGTATTAAATGAATGTGATAGTGCCATGTTTTCCTCTTATGCCGTTCCGTTAACTTCCCAATAATAATAACCTGTTGCTACAATATTTGAACCACTTGAGTCAGACGCAATTTCTATTTTCATTATTCCTTCTAATGTACCTACCGTGCTTCGTGGTCCATTAACTCTATATCTAAACTGCGGAGATCCTGTTAATGCAACCCACGTATTTATTGAAGCACTATCAGATCCTGATGTACTGAGAGTCATTGGGAAAGACAGATTTCCATTATCGTTTGATGCTCTGATATAATATGTTTGTGAAGGTGTAATATTATTCCACTTAGATGTACTAAATGTCCAATATCCAGTTTGTCCTTGAGCAGTACCGTTAGTATATTTTTCAATATTTCCATCAGCCAAAAACCTCATGCCAAAGATAGCATCTGCAGTCGGAGGCATAGATGTTGTTGTAGAGTTTGCTTGAGAACCTCCAGCAGCATTACCTGTTCCATGCAATGATATTGATTCTGTTGGAGTTGAACCAGTAAATCCTACAGCAGTTCCACGAATATCATTTGTGTCAACATATAAGAAAGTAATCTGCCAATGTTGATAACTACTCCATGTTGGTTCTGTATTGTTTATCCAATTAATATCAGAAGGCCATGTTGGTGCATAAGGAACCGAAGATGTATCTAAAAGCAACATACAACTTCTACCTGTTGCTCCACTTGATACCGTAAATGTTGTAGCAGCACTTAAAGTACAAGTCATAATTGGAGTTGTAAAATTAATGTTGTTTGTTGTTGCTGTAGCTATTGCGTGAAGATCATCATAGAATCCACTTGTGTCAGCGACATTACTTACTGTGAAGTCGTCATCAATTATAATTGTATTACTTACTTTAATCGCCACTTGATGCTCCTACTAATTTTTCTTTACATTTAGCAAATTCAGCTTGGTCTAATTCTTCATCACCATGATATGGTGCAAGCATCCATACTTGTTCAAATTCATTGTCAATGGGGTTCCTTACAATGAACCCATAATTAATTACTCCGTTAGTTATGTAATCTTTTTTGAAATCAATTGCCATTTAGATATCCCCTCGCTTAGCGTAATCACCACTAACAGTAAATGTGGTATCTCCAGCTTCGTTAAACACCTCAAACGAACCGTGTTCAGTTTCAACATAAACTGTATTAACGTTTCCTTCGTTATATGTTTTACTTCCTTCATAATCTTCTGCCAATATCCATTCATTATTATCACCATCTTTATCAATTAATATTGGGTGATCGTTTGTAATTTCCAACCAATCATCTAGTAAATAGAATCCTTCACGTGGATGGTCTTTAATAATATTTACAACTTTTGTCCAACCAGAATTTGACCAAATCTTATCACCAATTTCAATATCGTAAACTCTTTCTAATGTGGCCGATGTTGTTTTATGTAATACTTTAACTAACATATCATTTGTTAGACAAACAGATGCACTTCCAGTACTTGAAGCAGACGTAATTACGTGTATTCTTATTTCCTTAAGTAATGTATCGAGAGATGTTGCATCTCTACCATATATACTTAATGTTCCTGTTGTTATGTAAGTATGCGTTTCTTCATTATACGCAGTTGGCCCAGGATGATTAATTGCTAGAGTAATACCAGTGCTCATGGCAGATGATGTTGTTTTCCAACCAGAATCAGTTGTCCCAGTACTAAACGCACCACCGTTAAAAGTTCTTAAAGGTAAAACTTGTCCAGATGCATTTGATGCCGCTGAGCAATCCCAAACTGCTCTGATTCCCGTTACATTATTTGTAGCAGTAAAGTCATAAAACTTTGTTGGTGGTGGAGTATAGGTTAAACGATAAGTCGCAGTACCGGCCCCATTACCTTGAATGCTTCCTGTTGTTGATACCTGTGTACCCCTAGTATATGTATATCCATCACTTGGGTCTGGTGCATATTGTGAACCTGGGTATATAATTGTATTATATCGTGTAGTTCCACCTCTTTTAATTGTATAAGTAACAAGATATACTCCTTCACCATCTGGAGCATCCCACGATTCATACCACTCATCCACACCGGCGCTATACGCATTAGTTACGGTGTCAACGTTATCTAACCAGCTGGTGATAGCATCTCCACTTACCCATCCTGGTGGGAATGCGGAGCAAGATGGATTATTTCCAGCAAGATTGCCGGTCATATCGGTACCTTTATCTTCTACTTCAACTTCTATTGATTTGGTTCCTGATAGGAATACTCTATATTCAGTCGAAGAATCACATGTTACAGAGCTTGTAGCGTAATTACTTGCTAAACCACCTGAACTGAATCCAACTAAGTTACTGCCTCCGCCATCATCAGGACTACGAACATTATTCATTGTTGTAGTACCTGCTAAATTAGACTGAGCAGGTGCTTGCGAACCATCCCATGCAGTTGCGACCACTCTTACAGTATTTCCATCCCAAGCAGTAAGACCAATTTGCCAATATCGTGTACCTGACCAAGTTGGTTCGGTATCTTCGGCAAACTTAAAACTTGAAGGAAATGTTGGTACGTTTCCGGCTGAACCGACGTCTAAAAGAAGAATCGCTGTTTTACCTGTTGCTAAATTAGTCGCAGTAAACGTTGTAGCTGCAGATAGTACGACTGACATAATAGGTATGTCCATATCAATAACAGTTGTGATGGTTTCAGCATTAGCATAAAAAGATGAATATATTCCAGACAAAGACCCAAAATTTTGAATCTTAAATGAATCTGTAATTACTTCTGTTGTTGCTATTTTAATTGCCATATCTTATACCTCTTATACCGACTTCTGGGTTCCGTATTGTGCTTGTAATAACATTCCAGCACTCTTCGTAGTAGTTAATTCGCAAGTTGAATATAATGTTCCTTGGTCGCATATAATTCTAATGCGAAAATCCGGATTTGAACTATCAAATGCTGCAGCCGTGTTTGTGGATGTGGTTGTGCTGTTTGCTTCAGCAACCCACCAAAATCTTACGAACCCGTTATAATAAGTACCTGAACTATACCCATCGTCTGGAGGAGTAGGACCTGTACTATACCCAGTACACATTCCTGAGCAAGATTGACCAGAAACATTGTATTGGAACTGACACGAAGTAATATTTGTTAACCCAGTATAATTAACGTAGGTATATTGAGTGGCAGACGCCGCTGTAGAATCACCACTCCACCAACCTACTTGAATTCTATTATTACTAGGTTGATGCTCAAATGATACCGCACACCAACATTGAGCACTTACACTTGAATTGACTACATTCCAAGTATCAAAGCTTGTATCTTGAGAAAATGTAGAAGGTAAGTTTGTTGAAGGAGTACCTGGGTCAGCATACCCAATAGCAGTTGCTCTTACATTAGTGGTATTCCAACATAAAAATGTAATAACCCAATGCCTATAAGTAGACCAAGTAGGTTCGCCGCCAGGAAATTCTACTGCAGAGTCAAAAGATGGTGTATGAGGAGTTGCTGTTGTATCTAAAATTAAAATTGCATCTCTGCCGAAATTTTTATCTGTAATTGTGAAAGCAACATTACCTGTCATATCAACTTTTTGAATAGGAGTCAACATTGAAAAGTTAAGAGTTGCCGCAGATGTGATTGATGTTTCGGCTGGGTGAAAATTAGAAAAAGTCCCAGAGGCTCCGGATAAATTTTCTAACTCATAAGAATTGTTAATGACGGAAACGCCGCCTACCTTGATTGCCATCTTCGTCTCCTGACTATTAGCAGTTAGTATAATTGTATAGTTTTATTTATACATTAATCGCGGCGTTCAATATCATCTTCTGACAATTTGTCTCCAAGCCATACTTCAATTACTTTCGCAGGTTCTGTTCCTACGTTTGTTGCTTTGTGCCAAACACCTTTTGGAATATCAATACTTTGCCCTGCCCAGTATACTCGAGATTCTTTCTTTCTCATACCGTAATCTAATTCCATAAGTATAGCACCATCAACCACGTGCCAATGTTCTGACCTATGTTCATGTCTTTGGTCACTTAAAGAATTGCCTGGGTCAAAAGATAATTCTTTTACTTGCCATTTACCGTTTGTATGTAATACAGTATAAGATCCCCATTGTCGGTTGACTGTAGGTTGTGACCATTCTTTTAATATCCAACTTGAGGAATTTCTTTTATCTTCACCACCGATACCGAACTCAAAATCAACTCCCTCTACAGCCATTTCAGGAATGTTATCGGACGTTCTATCGCCACCATTTACAAATACAACAGTATCATTGGGGTATAGTGCTTTAACTTGTTCTAAACAGTGTATGGCGCTGCCATCTTTATCGTCAAATGATAAAACTTGGTCAACACAAGATAGTGCGCCAACAATAGAAGCGCGTTCTTCCCAAGGCATAAAGTATCTACCTTTCTTTCGTTTTAACCAAGAGTCTGAATTTACTCCGACAATTAATCTCATACCACAAGTAGCAGCTTCTTCGAGATATTTAATATGTCCTGAATGTATTGGGTCAAAGCCTCCTGTAGCAACTACTGTAATCATAATTCCTCCATAAAGTAATCCCATACAAAGTTTAAGTCTTTTGTTGTTTTCATTTCTTTTGGTAAATCAATAACGTCCGGGTGATAATACCAATCTTCGTATGGATGATTTGGAGCAAAGCTAACATTAGGTACTGCTAATTCATAGCCGTGAGATTTTAGAAGTTTTCTTGCTTCATCTTTTCTTTCATTTCCTAAACGATAAGAATCATGTTCAAATGTAATTACACCAAACTTATATCTGTGAAAAGGAATATTCTTTAAGATATCAATTGATACATCATCACAGTCAACTTGTAAATAATCAATCGTAGGTTCCATACAATGTTTACTAAATAAATCTTCATAATTAATTTGTGTTGCATCAGCACAAATAACTGTATTGTTTCTATTCTCTTTAAATTTATAACATAAAGCTTCTGATGCGTCAATAGAAATACCTTTCCATCCATATTCTTGTTCAAGCAATGCGGTATTGTTATGAACGAAAGGATCACCTGAACCAATTTCTAAATAAGTGCCATTCTTTTTACCATCATACATTGATAAAATAAACATATCTTGAAAATGCTTTGAATGATTCTTATGAATTCTTTCTAAGTTTTTAAATAAAAATTTAAATCTTTCAAAATCATCGGCACAATATTGAATTACATCAGGATAGAAAATATTACCTATGATTTCATCAACTTCTGCTTTAAGTGTAGGCTTTAATTTATGTCTATATTTTAAATCAAAGAATAACTGTTTTCCGTTTTGCTGACCGCTAATATACCAAGTTGCTAATGCTTGATAATATAATAACCTTTCTTCTCCAGGAAATCCTAGTTCGCAATTTTCTGAAAGATGCATATTTGTAAGAGCAGAATTTGCATGAGCTAAACAATGCTTCCAATAACTTCTCTCTGTATAATATTTACATAAATGATAATGGGCTTCAGGTCTTTCAGGAAGCAGAGCAACCGCATCAAGTAATGCACCTTCTACTGTAAATCCTCTATCTCTTTGTCTATTATAACAACGAGCAATACCTATCATACATTTATATTGTAATTCTTTATTACCAATAAATTCTGACTCAGATAAATCAGCAGCCTTTAAATATAAGGATACTGCCATTGCTCCCTGTTCTAATTTATCGTATTCTTGAGCTAAGTCATAACACTTGTAAGGATTCTTTCCATCATATATATGAGCTTCTAATAATTTCTGTAGCACTATCCTCTCCCCACAAAATCAAAGAATACCTTCTCAGGCATCTTCAATAAAAACGTTCCATTGTCTTGATATCCAAACGCGATAATAATTTCACCATTTAAAAATGTCATTCCTGTCGCAAATTCAATATTATATTCATATCCTGTCGTTGGGTCAATTTGTGTACCCATAAAATGGAAGTCACGAGTTTTATGAATCAGATTCCAATCCTCATCCCATACAATAACTCTATGATTATAATGACCGTCCTTTCTATTAAAAGTATCTCTTGTTAAATCTACTTCATGAGTAAGTGTAATTCGCTTTCCTTCACCGATAGGATATACTTGTGTACCACCTCGCAGGTCTCTATGCATTGGTTCATAACTATCATTTTCATGATGGACTGTTTCGGTTGTTCCTTCTTCAATATCAAACTTAACTACTTCAGTAGGATTACACCACTTTACAAAATGCCATGGCATATCAATAATTGGCATCCAATTCTTTTCGCAATAAGTTGAATCATCACCCGGTGCAGGAATAGGATGCCGAGCAACTTCTTTCCATTCACCATCTATAAATTCAATCTCTTGCATCTCCATACGACCTTTACCTTTATCGTCATAACAATCTCGACGAACACCACAAAGGAATAAACGATCATCCCAACTAAACAAACGACCGTCTTCAAGGCCGATAAAATTCCAAGTCGGTTTTGTATCTAATTCTGAAGTATTGATTCTTCCTGCGTTCAAGATATTCAATTCGCTGTCTAACTCACACATAATATTGTAAGTAGTCAAACTGATATCGTTTTCAGGATGCAAGTATTGAAGTGGACCCCAAGTATGAGGAAAACGTTTACCTTCTGAATGGTAAAGCGTATAATTAACATGGCGAATATTGAGTAAAATTCTTCCATCGTGTATAAAGATAGAAGGATTCATTATCCCAGTTTCGCCAGTTAATTCTTTAGGTAGTGTAATTGGATGGATACTTCCGCCACGTTTCAGTGCGTAGTGCACCAATCCGTGATGACGCAAATCATGCATATGAACTCCATTATATAAATCAAAATTTTATTTATTAATTCCAGGGAACGCCTTTCTCGACCTTGCCTATGGAATTAATATTCTTTGCTATCTTTGAATCGTATTTAGCAATTTGGTCGGCAGATATATTAGATTCTAACCAACCAATAACTTGTGCTTCAGTTAAATCAGCAAAAGGAGTAAAGTCAGCTTGAGCTACATCATCGGCATATACGTCCGTATGTCCGACAACCTTTGATGTTTTGCCGTCAGCATCAACTCCAATCCTTCGCCATTTAATTTCAACAACAGCATCCGTTAACGATACGCCATCAGCGTTCGTCACATCTCTTGTAGATAGCTTAACTATTGCCCATGAGTAATTCATGTATTACTCCGAGTTTATTCTGGTGCTGATTCTTCAGCGCCTTCTTCTTCAACAGGGTCTGCTTCAGCGCCAGGATTTGGGGTGACCTCTTCAGGTGCCCAAGGCATCTGTGCGTCTTCAATATTAGTTTCATCAATTTGTAATGCAATTCTACTTGAAATATGATCTGCATAACCTTGGTCGCTATTTACGACATCTTGAATCCAACCTAAAACTGTTGCTTCAGTTAAATCTTCAAAAGCAACAAAAGATCCTGCTGCGACATTAGCAGCACTGAAAGGAGTAGCTCCTGAGAACTCACCTTCATTACCGTTAGCGTCAACACCAACAACTTTCCAATATGTTTGGACAACAGCTCCGCTTAAAGAAGCGCCTTCAGAATTAACTTCGTCTTTCTTCTTCAATCCGGTGACTGACCAAGTCCAAGTGTAATCTGTACTAAGTGCCATTTTAATTTTCTCCGTTATTAAATAACATTATAAGTTATAGTTTTATTTATATTAATCTTCAGTACACCCAGCATAATAATCTAAGCTCTTTAGATGATTATACGCTTGTACTAAATCTGTGTCAGCGGAATCCATATCTAACATGAATTCACACCTTTGGTCGAGGCCTGGTGTACCAATTGATAGCTCGGCTTCAACTTCTGTTGCGTCTAAACCGGCATAACCTATAGGTTTCATACCATCTAACCTTGCCTGTTTTGTTGCCCACATGGTTACCCATACTCGACAAACATATCCTGCTTGCCAAAATAATTCTGTTCCTTCGTCCCTAACACCGTCGTTAGTCAACCCAGATTCTGTTGAATTATCAGGCGGAAGTGGAATTTCCTGTGTTCTTTTATGAACTTTTAAATCGGTAATTACGTGATAAGCATCCGGCACTGTCACGCCAGTACCTTGTATTTCATAATCTTTAATTAGTGCCATTCTTACTATTCTCCATTATTGATTGCATATTATATACCATTTCTTTCAACATGTCAATATCTTTCTGCATATTATTTATTGTTTCTTCTTGAGTCTTAACAATTGAATGTTGGTCCTTAATACCTTCAACAAGTAAACCGACCATCTTCGGATAATCAAGACCGTATTGGTCAATTTCTTCAGCGTATGATACAACCTCAGGAACAATCTCTTGAACTTCCTGAGCAATCATACCTAACTGACGACCTTTATAAAGATCATCACGTTCATCAACTTTTGATTCTTTTCTGTTATAATAAACACCACGTAATTGTAATACTTTATCTAATGCATTATCAATTGTAATGATGTTTTCTTTATTACGACGGTCAGAGTAAGCAACCACGTTACCATTACAGTAAAGTGAACCGTTAACTCTCATACGATATCCAGAAACTGTACTTGATGAACCTACACCGGTACAGTTTCTGCTACGGCTATGATATAATACCCAACGCCCTAGACCTTGTAAGTACCAACCACCATTACCACTACTATCCCACATTTCATGAGGATCATATCCTGCTTGAGGATAAGCAACACCATACCAACCACTTCTGCTTCCGTATGAAGCCCATGAACCATAAGATGTTTGGTTATTCGGGAACCAGTGAGCACCGTTATATCCATCATAGATACCTACACCGCCACCACCAACTTGTAGCCATGTATTCGCAAATGTATAACTCGAGCTACCGTTAATTTGGAATCTAACAGTGTTTGAATTATAATCATTCATGAACCTGAAGCCTTCGTAACTTGGATTTGCTCCTAACGAAATACCTGTATGATAGTTAATTCTTAAATCAGGATATGGATAACTCCAGCTTCCTGATGCCTGGAATAATTCGTAAGCGTTACCGATACTCTGTCCTGAGTTACCACCTGTTCCTCTAAATGCGTATCTGTTTGCCGCAGTTACATTAAACTGTGATGTGGACGCGAAGTCACCGTAGTATGATGTACTATTTGAATCGTAATAACGCCCGGCATACATTGAACCACCGTTACCCTCGTTAATATCCAATACTGGAATAGTACGCCAAGAGCGGAAACTACTCCACGTTGAACGGAAACGAAGGTTTTGGATTGGTCCACCAACCATTTGCCAACCATAGCGAGCTGAACCATTAGAATAGTGATATGCCTGAACACCAACCCAGTGAGATGTACCTGAAGGCTGGTTAGGTGGGTTACTCCAAGAATCAATAAATCCTGAACCCCAATCAGCAACAGTGTTGGTCATATCTTGACGACCCCAACCCATCGCACCAGTCCAATAATCAGTATTACTTGTTATACGAGGTCTTGCTCTGTAATATTCACCACTATCTCTTGTATGACCAGGCTGATTGAGCCAAGCCATTGTTCTATTACTTACACCTTCAAATCTTGTGCTATGAGCAGATGCACCATTGAAGTAGTAAGCAGTATTGTTTCTGTCGTAATAAATTGGAGCTCTTACGTCAGTTCCAACATAAAGATTTCTATAAATTTCAGCGTATGAATTTCCTGGGTTAAGTCTTAAACCCCAGTTTCCTGAACTGTTTAACAGACCGAAACCTGAACCATCATAATAGAGATAACCACGGCGGCCTGTACCTGAACCTTGAGAACCTTGATAACGGTCGTATATAATTAAACCACCAGAACCTGAAGCACCATCTAAGTGCCAATAACTTGAACCTGGGCTATAGAAATGTCGACCTGTAGATTGGTTATATAAACCTTGGCCTGCATTATAGTTTCTGAACCATGCATCATTATAACATTCATTAACTCTTGTAGTTCTAAATCTTGCATCACCTGAACTTGAACCGAAGTAATAAGCTGTATTATTTCTGTCGTAGAAAATATTACTTCTTGTATCGTTCATCATAGAGATGCTATTACCATTCCAATAATAGTTTGTATCATCTCTATCGTAAATGAAGTTAACTTGTAGTGTACCGTTAATGTAAGTTGTTCCGCCTACATACCAGTTAATATATGTTCCGTATCCTGACCTTGCGTCAAGGTGTAAGTTACCGTTTGTAGCAGCAACAGAAGCATAAGAACCAGTCCAATGTCCGTTAGTACCAACTGCAAGATATGCTCCCCAAGTTGGGTTAGGTCCATATAATGTACCACCTCTAATACGCAATGCTGCGTTAGAAGTAGAGTGTGGATCCATGTAATACCCAGTATTATTTGAATCATAGAAGATTGGAGCACGATAAGAACCACGGGCCTCCATATATCCTGACTGAGCATATTCTTCCCAAGTACCATTGTGGAATATTTCAGTTCTGCCGTTACGACGCCAGATTGTCATCCATTCGTTATCAATGTCGTTGTAAATACCAACTTCATTATTATTGGCTGACATCAATACATAACGACCGTTAATTGAATAACCTTCCCAGCCGCCTTTACCGCCACCGTTTGTTTGGATTGAACCATAATTACCAGAAGGCCAATCTAAATAAACATCACCAGCATTGTCGTAGCAAGGATAAAGTCGATTTGTTCTGAGTGTATTGAAACGCGAAGTACTTGCTGGGTCAGCATAATAACCTGTATTATTCCTATCATACATAATAGGAGTATCAAATCTTGACGATACTAATACATGACCA